CCCGCCGCCGAATTATTGCATAAGGGATAGGGGGTTTCCAGTACCTTTTTGTTATATAAAAACAGTTCCTGATATCTGTAAGTTTGTAAGACAAATTTAAATGTTTTTCTTTTTGTTCGTATTAGATAAAAAAAATTGTATAGTAATTATTCTTTATTATTTTATTCATATTTTTTTTATTCATTGTCACTGAATACTAAATATATAAAATCGACTTACAGACTTACACTAAATAAAATGCAAATAAATATGAAAGAAAACTGTTAATTTTTAACGCGATTTTTTCAAAATGAAAAAATTAAAAAAAATGTAAAAAATAAAAATATAAACCTATACAGTGAAAAAATTTTTATTTTTCAAAAAAACGTGAGAAAAAAGGATTTTTTATTTTTTTTTCGGTGTTGCCGTAAGTGAAAAAACAACTTACATCTGCAACATCAAGCCGCCTTAAAGTGCATTTCGGAAAATAAATAATCGTGAATGATGTTTTCCAGAACTTGCGGAACGTCAGCTGAAAGTTCACTGGCGGGGGATTTAATCTGAACGGCGTAATTCTGACCTTTGTATAAGAACCAAAGCCCGTTCTGATTTATGCACAAATCACCTTCAACTTGCGTGTGCTGGAAGTTCAGGACTTTAATTTTCAAGCCTTTAAAACTTATGCAGCCTTCACGATTTACAGTTCGCTTTTCTTTCACACAAAGCAGATTCTGTAAGTTGATTCCTTTATCCAGCGTTCTGAACACTGACACGTTTTCTTTATTCTTTCCAAAATGCTTAAAGTAGTAACCGCAGAATTCATTTTCAAGGAACGGGTTTGCAGCTTCAATCGTTTTAATTCCGCGCTTCTTGAACTCATTGACTAAACGGCCCTGAATAGTTTCCCAGCCGCGTTCAATTTTTCCTTTTGCCTGTGGACTGTTTGCCAGGTGTAAATCAACATCTAATTCTTGGTTCATAATTTCCCACAATGCTTTTTTCTTTTCAGTTCCGGCCAGCTGGTCTGCAATGGATAGGGCTGTTTGATCTTTGTAGTTATTATGGAATACCGGGCTTTTATCAGAATAATCTTCAAGTTCAACGCCGTATTTTGTTAAAACTTGCCGGCGGCATTCAATATAACCATAGCGACATTCAAATTCAGTCATGTATAAAGCCAGATAGGTAGAACGTGAATCATCCATCACGCCATGAAGCGCGTAATATCTCGTATCGCCAGCCCACGCAAACCACTGGTAAGGTGTAGCATCCCACTGTAAAAGCTCACCAAAGTTTTTGCGCCGGAAGCTGATTCTTTTTACCGGCGCACGTTTAACCTTGCGCTTTTCAGGTGAATTGATTCCTGCAGCAGTCAAAACATTGTAAACAGTTTTATATGACACTTTAATGTCATAAACTTCTTCCAGTTCATCACGCCAGTATTTAAAATTGATTGGATTTATTTCTGAACTTTCGATTAAATATTGCTCAAAAATAAAGTGTTTGATTTCAGCGGTAAGTTTTGTGTGATTACTTTTCTTTCCGCTTAATCCGTGAATAAACATTCTATCACCGATTTTTGAATATTTTTTTCGCAATCGGCTGAATTGTTCCGGTGTGTAATTACACGCTTTTGCGGCCGCGTTATTGTGTAACTGGCCAGATTCTACAAGTTTGTAAAATCGCTTAAAATCTTCTTCAAGGCATTTCATAGTCGGGTTGAAACTCCATAAGCTGTAAGACTATCAACTTATCGTTGAAGACCGCCCACCCACATACAAATGTCAACAGAATTATAGCATTTAAAATGCTCAATTCAAAGAAAAACTTTTAATTATTCTTGACATTGTAGTTATTCCTTCATATAATCAAGGTATTAAAGCATTTAGAAATGTCATGCTTTAATACCGACTAACATTTTTAGGCGCTGGCACAAGGCTAAACACCTTGTTTCAGATATAAAGGCTTTTGATTGTTTTTAGTCGGGCAGTCAAAAGCCTGTTTTTTTTACTACTCACGTGAGTGATCCGAAAGGGAACTACTCACGTGAGTAGTAGCTTTTTGAAAAAAGAACGAAGGATGGCTTATAAAAAGGTTTTAAACAAAAAGTCAAACCGCAACCGCTTCGCAATACCTGTGTACATTGACGGCATCAGGTATGAATCTTTATTGTCCGGCGCGATAGATTTTGAACTGGGTTATCCAAACGTTTTTAATAAATACAAAAAGAACCAGGGCGCGCCATATAAAGTTTCTGGTCATTTAATTGTGACTGTTAAATGGGCAAATCTGCATCCTGAATTTGATGTTAATGCCGGAATTTTACCGGAAGGAGATAAAAACAAATGAGCGACTTAAACCAAGTCTATTTGCAGGGCCGTTTGACAAAGAGCGCTGAATTAACAACGCTTTCAACCGGAACGCCGCTGGTTCGTCTTTCTCTGGCTGTGAACAAGTCGATTAAAGACAAGGCAGGAAATTGGAACCAGGTAACAAGTTTTTTTGATTGTGACTATTTTGGCGAATATGCTTCAAAAGCTGTGCCAGAACTCACAAAAGGCCGTGAAGTTTTGGTTGAAGGTGAATTAAAACAAGATCGCTGGGAAAAAGATGGAAAATCTTTTTCAGCAATTAAAATCCGTGCATCAAAAGTTAGACCTTTGCGCCGGCCAGGTGAAGGAAAATCTTCAACACCTGCAACAGCTGCAAGCCAGCCAACTTATGACGCGCCGGAACCTGATTATCCACCTGACTGGGATAATATCGACTATCCAGAAAATTAAAAAAAATAAATTGTGATTCACCATATCTATTTTCGCAGGAGGAAGCAAAATTGAAAATCACTATCACTAACGGAAAAGGCGGAACGGGCAAAACAACACTTATGACCGTTCTGGCTGAATTTCTCTACCGTCAGAATCAAAAAGTTTTGATTATTGACCTGGATGCAAACTGTAGCATTTCAGAGATTTACGGCAAAGTTCTTCAGGAACAAACAAGCCGTTTACTTCTTACCGGGCAAACTGTAAGCCCGTACAATGTCAAAAAATCAACCGACGGCGGCCAACTCGACATTGTGCCATCTGAATTGAATCTTTCAATGATTTCAAACTTGAAAGATACCCAGCTGAAATTTGAACTTAAAAAACTAGGCTTAGAATCAAACTATGATTATATCCTTATAGACCCGCCTGGAACATGGTCTGCAATGACCAGAAACGCCGTAAACGCTGCAGATACTGTTGTAGTATGCGGCAAATGCTCACCGCTGGACTTTGTAGCAACTCAAAACTTTCTGCAGGAGCTTGCTGAATGTTGCCTGGAATCAGATGTTTATGTGGTTTGCAACGCATACAACAAAGCGCGCGATCCAAACGGAATCTGGCAAAAGTACCAGGAAGAATTCACTGACTATCTTATAAAAGAACCTGTGCCGCAGCTGAACAGCTTCCAGCGCATTGTTTTTGACAATGATTATAAAATCCGCGCCGACGTAGAAAACCGCGTAAAAGGATTTATTGATGCAATCACCGGCAAGGAGTGGAACTAATATGGATAAAGAAGAATTTAAGGGCTTGTGGTCCGGGGAATACTCTCTTGATACAAAATATAACGATGGTGAAACAACTTGTTATGTTAAAGCTGTAGCTGTTATTGAATCTGATAAACAAAGCGATTTTGAAAGTGAACTTCAGGCAGTTTTAGCAAAATATTCAATTTAAGGGAGGATGATATGAAACTGAACGCACAAAATGCAACCTTTATTAAAATTCCGGTTGAACAATTATATATGTCAGAAAACGTCAGAAAAGAAATTGACAACGGCGACATTTCGCAACTTGCCTGGTCAATTCAGAAAAACGGCTTATTGAATCCTATATCAGTACGCCCGGCAGTGGAAAAGGACGGCGAAAAGACTTATGAAGTAATTGCTGGCCACCGCCGTGTTTTGGCAATCCAGAAACTTTGTGAAGATGGTTTTGATTTCAATATGGTTGAATGTTGCATCCGCCCTAGCGGAAAAATGCACACCCTGCAGCTTATTGAAAACATCCAGCGCGTAGATTTAAGCGCAAAAGATAAAGAAGCTGCAATTCAGCAAATGCTAGATTCCGGCATGACACAAGGACAAATTGCCGCTGAATTAAGCAAGTCAATTAACTGGGTTTCTGACATTGTAGCCGGAATCAATAAACGCCAGGAAGCTGAATCTGCCGGAATTGATACTTCAGGAATTGGCACGCGCGCAATGGCTCAAATCCGCAGTGTTCCGCAGGAAAATCTTCAGAAGGCGGTTGAAGAATTAAAACATGAAGGCGGAACTGTAAAAGCTGCAACAGAAATTCAACATAAATATAAGCCAGTTTCAAACAAACCGGCAAAACAGAAGGCTCCGGATAAGTCTTTGCAAAATACCATTGCAATTCAGATCCGTGACTTCTGGAAGACATATCAGGCGCGTTATCGTGACCGTGTAGAAGATATGACCGCTTTTGACCTTTACACTGCTTTACTTGAATTTTTTGAAGAAGGTATCTAATGGCAAAAGGAAATTGGACTAAGTTTCATAGTGACGCAATTCAGCAAGATTGTGCATACGATAAAACATCAGGCTGGCTTTTTACTCGTGACGGTGTAAAGTATTCACCTTCTGAGCTTGCTTTAATTGCACGTTCTGGAAACGATTGTCCGATTCAGGTTCATATCATTAAGAAACTGTTTGAAGGAACAGTTGTGGACGCGCCGCCAGCAATTCCAGGGAGGGAAAATCTAAAGTTCGGAGAAAATTAGAAAATGTCAGAAATAAAGTACGACTTCGACAAATACAAAAATGCTTTACGTGATTATCTTACTCAAAAAGGAATAGATTTTTCCCGCGGAAATATCCGTTGTATCAATCCGGCGCATAAAGATGCCGGGCCATCAATGGCAGTGTATGAAGATAACTGTTATTGTTTTGGCTGCAATCAGCGTTTTGATATTTACGACGCTGTAGGCTTCCTGGAAGGCATTTCTGACCGCGGCGAACAATTCAGATGGGTAGATTCTCATTTTGGAACCGGTGAAGGTTCAATTTCAAAATATGTTCCAAAAGAACCTGTTCCAGCAAAAGAAAAGAAAGAACCGGACAAAAAAGCCCTTGAAACTCTTGAAAACTATTTCAAAAAGATTTCAACGCTTACGGCCGCACAAAAAGCAATCAAAAATTTTTTAGACTGTCGCGCACGTTATACAACACAAGGGCAAATTAAAAGCTATCCTTCTTTTGTAGAACAAAACCTGTTAAAAACTCTTTACTATTGGCCGGGTTTTGACGCTGCAGAAGCTGAATTAGGCTGGCAAACTTTAGTTGCTGCAGGAATCGGCGGCCGTAATCCTGAAAAGAATAATAAAAGCTCATGGGATCATTCAGGCGTAGCGCTTAAAGAATCTAATGGCTTCAAACTTCATTACTATATTGACGACAAAACAAAATGCGTAAAATGGAACGGTTCAGGTGTAACAACCTTTCCGCAGCCTTATTGCTTACCATTTCCGTCTTCAATCATCCTGGTTGAAGGTGAAATGGACGCGCTTGCCTGCAATGCCGCCGGATTTAACAATGTTTTTTCAGCTGGCGGAACGGGCGGCATATCAAAAGAAAAGGTTCAAAAGTATCTGCTGGATGTTCCAGAAGTTATTTTTCTTTTCGATAAGGACACTGCAGGAAAAGAAAATTCCGGCATCATTCCTTTTGCAGATGGAAAAGGCACAAGCTCACGCCCTGAAATCTTCCGACAGGCCGGATATAAAGGCATTATCAAAGTTGCGCAATTACCGGAAGACTGTGATTATAAAGATTGTGACGAATGTATTATCAACAACAGAATAGATCTTATTGATACCGCTATTAAAAATGCCCAGGAATGGAAACCGCTTCCAAAGCCAGGCAAACCAAAACCAGCCGACCGCTTCAACGAAAAAGGCGAAGAAGAATTTGACACAATCGGCATAAAAAGACTTAAAGCACTTCTTAAAAAAATAGAATATTCCGCTATTGACGAATCAGATGTTTACTTGTTTGTAAATGCCTGCATGAAGGCTTGTAAATCAACAGAAACACGCACTGAGCTGACCAAATGGGCCGCCGCCAGCAATGCTGTATTGGATGAAAAAACAATCAAAGAAAATTCCGGCATCAGCCCTTATTTCCTTTTGGAAGCCTGTGACAAATACGGAGTTTCAAAATACTTGCGCAATGAACTGGAAGCCGCACTTATTCCGGCATCCAGAATTGTAAAATCAATCAAAGACCGCAAAACTATTGTAAAACTTGATTATGATAAAATTCTAAAATCTGAATCATTCAATCAGTTTTTTGAATTTAAAGATGCCGCTTCCGCAGCTCAGCTTATTGTAGAAATTTTCAACGGCCGTTTGCGCTACACTGAAAACGACAAAAAGAACTGGTTCTTTAATGGTTTTGTATGGGTTCGTGAACCTGACGTTGCCGGAATTGCTTATACAATCCTTTGTTCCCTAATTAAAAAATATCTTGAAAAAAATCCAAAAGAAAAGAAGGCTGCAAAAGAACTGCTGGTCAAAATTGGCGGCCGCCCGTTCCGCCAGGGAATCACCCAGGACATTAACGGAACAAAGCCGGATGTATGGTGTGAATCATTGCCTTTTGACGGTCCGCAGATCCGTGAAACTTTGACACTTTTGGACGGCGTTATGGATTTCTCAGGCAATAAAATAGAATTCCGTCAAAGCCAGGCAGAAGACTACCGCCGCGAAATGCTGCCTTATACAGTTGATGAAGTTAGAAACGCAAAAACGCCGGAAAACTTCTTAAAGTTTATGCGCGGAAACTTTGCAAATGAAGAAACGCTTAATTCTTTATTTTACTACTTATCGCTCATTCCTAGCCGTAACACCGGCTATAAATACGGCGGCGTTTTCCTGGGTGAACATGATACTGGTAAATCAACCACTTTGAATGTTATTGAAGCTGTTTTTTCCGGCTGTTGTGTGCGCCTTAAAACTGAAGTTCTCGTTTCTGCAGGCGGCCGCAACGTAAGCGGTAACGAAGCAACACCGGAAATTGCAAAGCTGGAAGGCCGTTGCGCTGCCTTTGTTCAGGAAACAGCCCGTAATGCCGCATTAAATACAAACTTCTGGAAAGAATTGACCGGTGGCGATACTTTAACAGCCCGTATGTTGCGCGAAAATCCACATGACTTTTTGCCAACAGCGCAAATTATTATTGCTTCAAACTATGCGCCATCTTTTGACGCTCACGATGATGCAGCTTTTACCCGTATGGCCGTTTATCATTTTAAGATTCAACACGCAAAAGGCAGCAAAGACACAAAAACTTCAAATGACTTTGTAAGCGATTTAAGACCGGAATTTCCGGCAATAATTAAGTTTTTATGTGAAAAATATGTTGATTTACATATCAACTTAAAAGGCAATATTCCATTTTCTCAGGAATGTATTGCCTATAAAGACTTGTACCGTGAAGAACAGAAAACCGACCTTGACCGCTTTTTTGAAGCAAATATCAAAGTTGACCTTGAATTTGACCCTGCAACCGGTGAACCGTATTACGAAAAGACCGCTGACGTTTACCAGCGTTATCTTGATTTCTACCAGCTCACTGAAGATTCAAAAGAAGCAATGTCACGCGCCAAAGTAATCAAATACTTGCGCCGTGATCACCGCGAATTGGTGCTTAAACAAAAGCGTTTTGGTGGCAATCCTGAACAGATTTTCCAGAATATCAAACTTGTAAAATGGGAAAATGCTGCACAAAAACAACAGCCAAAAGAAACAAAACAGCCGGCCCCAGCACCACGCCAGCAGCCGCAATATTTAGACTTAGAGCCGCCGGAAGATAATCCTTTTGACGACGACCAGCCAGATATATTTTAGGAGGAACAGACAATGGAAAGAAAAGTAAAACTGTCAGACAGACAAACAATGACTTTTGATGATAACAATACAAAAGTTTATGAATCACCTGAAGCCTGGACGAAAGAAGGAAATAGAAGGTTCGGTGATAATTATATGAACTGGAAATTTTTATGCCCTATGTGCGGACATATAGCATCAGTTCAGGATTTCAAAAACGCTGGCGCTAAAGATCCAAATTGCGCATATCAAGAATGTATTGGTAGATACACTGGAAAAGGTTCACCGGTTAAAGGTGATAGTTCTGGCTGTAATTGGTGTGCATACGGGCTTTTTGGAATACCTAAAGGCGGCGTTATTGTAATGCGCGACAAAGAAAATGCTTCACATATATTTGACTTTGCACCGGAGGAATAACCAATGATGAATCCAGAAAACTTTAATTTATGTCAGTGGGTTCAGAACTACATTCTGAACATCAACACCAGAACAAAGAAACTTATCAAAGTAAAAAGAATTGACAATGAGTTTTTCCGCATCAAATACGGCGGCGAAGTCGTAATTGTCGGAATCAAATATTATAAGAACAAAGAACAGCTTAAAAGCGAAAAAGACAAGGAAGGTAAATAATGAAAATCTACATATCAGGCGCAATCAGTTCAGACCCGGATTTTCGCGGAAAGTTCAACAAAGCTGCTAAAATCATTGCCGACAACTTAGAATGTGAAGTTGTTAATCCTGTAGATATTTCTGAATACCTCGACAAAGAATTTAAAGCAGAATACGCCGGAAGCCTACCTTATAACACATACTTAAAAGCCGATATTATGCAGCTTTTATTTTGTGACGGCATCTGCCTTCTGGAAGACTGGCAAACGTCAAAAGGCGCAAAACTTGAACGTGAAATTGCCAAAGTCTTAAACATGGATATTTACCACTATTCAGCCAATGGCCCAGTGATAACAAGAGAAAATGATTAGTATAAAAAATCTGCCTGTAATATGGGAACAAAATGAAACAAAGCCGGATTCTCAAATTATTTTGCGCATCTACCAGGGTGAAAACTATTTTTTATTCTCGATAGATGCCAAGCTGGGCAGATTCATTAAATCCGTCTATCCACACGAAGAAAAAGACTGCTTTCCATCGTTACAAACAGCCAAAGAAGCCGCCGCCACTATAATCCGGTCCTGGTATAAAACAAATAAAAAAGTTGCAAAATACTTAATTCTTTTTGATGTTCAGTATTGCGACCAGCCGACACTTTTTGACATGGATTATTTATTCAAACCCCAGAAGGAAGAAACAACAAATGGATAAAATCAGGATTTCTTATTCATTCCCTGTAGATCTTTTTGGCGGCTGGTCATTCCGCTGTTTATATTTCGATTCTATAAGCGAAGTTATAGATTTTTATTTTCAGCATCCAGAAGCCACTAGTTTTGAAATTACTATAAGTGACGGTATGTTCTGCAAAACTGAGCCTGAATTTTACTGTGGCGAAGACTACCGGGAACATTTTAAGAAGCTGGGCTTTACTGTTGATTGGTAAGTTTTTCATGCAATATCTTCAGCAGTTCTTCACTTATCCATTTATAACTTGCCGTTCCCTGACAATGCCCGTATCTGCTAGCAAGTTTTGCGTATAGTTCATCATCCGTAATTTTTCCATTATGCCATGCTTTAACATCGTTTTTCTGTCGGTCCATAGTAATTTTCTTTACCAGCTTATAATCCGGCATAATCCTGTAGCCGACATAACACAATCCGGCCGCACTTTCACCAATGCGCGTTTTATCATTCAGCCCTAAAAACAACGTTTCCAAAAATTCAGGAATTTCATACTTCAATTCTTCCAATCTTTTCAGGTCAGAATCAAATACCAAATAATCATCCATGTAATGCAGAAAATGTTCACAATGTAAACTATGCCTTAAATGAAAATCCAGTTCATTCAAATAAATATTTGCGCTCAGCTGGCTGGTTCTGCATCCTTTCTTTAATCCGATACCATTGCATTCATTCATAAATATTTTATGCAATAACCACAAAATATCTTTATCATCAGTAACAAAGTTTTTATAAATTTCTTCCAGCTTAAAAATAGGAACGCTTTCAAAGAATTTCTTAATATCAAAATAAAGATAATATTTACAATCAGGACGGTTTATAAAATGCGCAACCCGTTCAGCTGCTTTCAGCGTTCCTTTTCCATCCCTGCAGGCGTATGAATCATAATCTAACCGCGGATCTATATATGGCTCAATAACGCAGCAAACCATTGTTTGAACTATTCTATCAAGCAATCCAGGCGCACTTATAAGCCTTAATTTTGGATCGTGTACATAAAAATTACTATATGGACCTGGTTCGTAAGTATGCCAGATTAAATTATTTTGAATATTTATTAAAACCGATTCTAAATTATAAGATAAATATAACTCATGCGGCAGAAACTTTTTACCACATAAAACCTCTTTTGCACTTTGGTAAATATTTTCAAAATCGTACACTTGTTCAAATCTAGGTTTATCCATCTTCTTATCACTTTAAATAAAATTAGCCGTTACAGTCGTAACCGCAACGGCTTGAATACTTCTATTCCAAAAAGGAATAAAGATAAAATGCCCGACAATCGCTTATAAAGCGGAATAATCGCCGGAAACTCTCCTTAAAGAAATTTCCGTGCCTATTCAAATTGCGTTATTCAAATGCTTAAAAACTTTGTCGCAGGCCAGCCGGGAACCGATGTTCGTGTTCACGTTCCACGGGTAGTTGTTCAAGTTCACCGTGCGCGGACCACAATGCACGCCGTTATTCCAGTTGTTACCGCAGTGCAGCGCAACCAGACCGTCAGAGTTAGGAACAACAATATTTTTTCGACACTTTACCTTCTTATCGCGCATTTTGCGCAATTTTAATAAGACCACCCGTTATCTTACCAATCTCATCCAGAAGTTTTACGCTGTGTTCGTAAGTTTTGGTGGATAAGTATTTCTTTTCGCGGAAACGCCGGATGTACATTTTCAACACTGTTAATTCAGTATCAAATTCATGCCATCCGGCCACTTTCTGCCGGGATTTATTTGTTACAATAATGTCCGCATCATTCTGATAAGCTGCTTTTTAGCTTCAGCGCACCAGGCTGATTTTTCAAAGTTCGGAAACCTTTCTATAATCGGCTCAAAGTACGTCATAAAGTCATAGAATTTTTGGAACAATTTCAGGTTCTCAACAGCGCCAAACGGTTCTTTGTTCACCTGGACGGTCTTTTGTCTATCAGTTAATTCATTCATAAAGCAAAACCAGAGATTCAGAAATTCAGGCAGCGGCGGTAAAACCGCCGCCAGGGCGTCTGCTTACGCAGCCGCGTCGCAGGCCAGCCGGGAACCGATGCCCGCGTCCACGCCCCACGGGTAGTCGCTCAAGACCACCGCGCGCGGACCACAACGCACGCCGCTAACCCAGTTGCCACCGCAGCGCAGCGCAACCAGACCGCCAGAGTCAGGAAGATAAGCCTGACCCTGATTAGCACCAAGAACGTTCTGCCAGTTCCAAGAAGTTGAATCCTGGCGAATTGAATAGTCGCAAGTCCATTCAGAAACGTTTCCGGCACAATCAGTAAGATTATACGCAGATACCGCATAAGGCTTAACACCAGTACCAGAATGCTTACCGTCAGAAGTAGAAACACTACAACCGGTATAAGTTCTTCCGGTGTTAGTTGTTTTAGTCCAACCGTAGTTATTAGAACCGTCTTCGCCCTGCGGGCTTCCAAATGCACCGGCAAGCCATTCATTATAGCGCAACAAGCGCATTCCCTGTTTATGTGCAAGTTCATTGAAGTTGAACTGTGACAAACCTTCAGTTCCGGTTACTGGTAAAGCGCCATATTTAGAAACAAGTTTACCTTCGGCAATCGGCAGATTATTTGTGCCGGCCATAAAGGAAATAGTTTCTTCTGCAGAAGCAATATAGATGCCCTGCCATACGCCGTGAACTTCAGCCATACCAGGCGCAATAACACGCGGTCTGTGAATCAAATCCCATACACTGTTAGGAACAATGCCTTCAGTGACATTATCCTGCCATTTTGTACCGCTTGCGCCCCATTTTGCTCCGGTAGAATCAATAGGAATCCATTTTCCATCATCAGAAACCTTTCGGATAGTTCCATAATGGAAACCGCCGATTCTTCTGGAAGTCAAAGCTGTGCTTCCGTCAGGGAAAGTAGAATTTAAAGAAACAACGATTTCCGGCTGTTCACCATCAATGCAAAGATAAACATAGTAATCTTTACCAAATTCAAGCGTATCGCCTGTATCAAGCGCAGCTGCTGGATCAAACTCCAAATCGCTGTCTTTAAGAATAATAGGACGCCATGCAGAACCATCATAGATAGGAATTGAAACGCCCTGATTCAAAATCAATTTGTCTTCATCGTAGGCAAACGGATTTTTCTTTGAAAGAAACTTTGAACCAACAGCCTTTACCGGGCTGGAAGCTGGAATCAAAGAAACGCTGCAAGGATCTATAAGGTCCTTATATTCATGCAATGCCATTTTTCACTCCTATTCCAATTTAGCGATTAAAGCGTTAATCCATTCATCGCTAACTGCAAGTTTATTTTTTTCAGCTGCCGGATCTTCTACTTTTTCATAGTCTTCCGGTGTCTGTTCTTCCACTGGAACATCTTTGCTGGATTCCTTCAAAACAAGTTTGTAATGATCATCGCGTAAATGTTCCAGGCGTGATTTCATTTCGCCTTTTCCGGCATTGTGAACCACGGCATATTCAACGGCATTTTCCCAGTCTGTTTTTGTGTTACAAGTTGCTGGAATTCCAACCATCTTTAGGCCTCCTTTTTCTTAGCCAATTTTGTTCCGACTGCTGTACTGATAATTCCGGCAATGATAACAACAATACCTATGATCATTGAAATCATAGAAACCATTGTATCGCTTGAAATCAAGCCAAAGAATCCAAGTACAAAAGAACCAATTCCAACCGCTGCAATTCCAACGATTGTAAGCCAGTTCTTTTTTTCTGCCCCGTTGTACAAGTTTGCACAAGCAAGACCAGCACCAAACATTGTTACTGCAAAAGCGCCAATTTCTGCAGCAGGAATCTTACAGAACCACATTGCAACAGCGCCAACAGCTACAAGAACCAAACCGATAATAGTACCGATTTTCTTTGTCATTTTAAGCTCCTCCGGGCAATTACCCGTTTGACAAAAATATTTATGATACCTTCTGAACCTGAAGATTCACGTTCATAGAAGCGTAATCATTCCATAAGCCAACACCCCAGTTTCTCGCACCCCATGTAACATGACGTGTTCCTGGTGTAATTTTCCCGTCAACAAGGCGGCGGGCATAAATATGAATTCCATCACTTTCAGCAGAACCACCAAAAGAAAGGAACTCAGGATAATTCCCGGCGGCATTTACAATAACCGCATAAGTAGCATCAGCATCAAAAGTCAATCCCAAATCATTCCAGGCAATTACAGTTTCTTCACCAGCAATTTCAACCTGGAACAACTTTTCATTGAAAGAATTGTCAATCAGCTTCAAAATCGCAGTAAGAACATCTGAATTGTTTGCATTGTCTTCATTGCCGGAAATCCCGTTCAAATTACCAAATGCCTTTTTCCAGATAGCCTGTCGCGCACCAATAATGTCATTAAAGAACTTTGCCAGCCACGGTGTACCATCAATGGAATCTGTAGCTGAAGCATCAATCGCTTTCCCGGCCGGATAATTAACATCCGTTCCGTCGTAGTAATCGCTATAATTAGCATCAATTTTTAACATCTAATTTCCTCCGTTAGATCCAATCAATATCCAAAACCGCAACCGTCTGAACCGGCTTCAGTCTTAAAATCAGGTATTCAATATAGTTTTTGTATATAGCCGGAATTTCCAGCTTTTCTACATACAAAATCTGGTGACGGGCATTTCTTACAATCGACTTTGCAACATAAAAGCAGAACTGCCAGTATTTAGCATCGTTCGGAATAGAATAAGGCGAAGAAGTGTCATTCCGCAGAATTGTCGGACTAAATGTTTCGTCACCAATACGCATCCCGCAAACCGCATTTCTGTTCCCGCAAACCATCGTTTTATAGTTACAAACACACGTGTAAACGTAATTAGATTTACGCGGGTTTCCAGTCGGAATGTTTTCAAAGATGTTTATTTCCGGCCAAATAAGCCGCAAAACATCCTGTAAAACGTCCAAACCTTGCCCGCCTGTATTACTTGCCCACAATGCAGCCAAAACCGCACGGCGCTGGCTTAACTCAGCCTTTGTAAAAATAACCTGAAAAGCCTTTTCCCACGCTTCAGGGCTTCTGGTAGAATCAGGGAATAAATCAAGATAAACATTCTCTATTTCGTCCCTGATTCCATCCGGCAAAACCGCAATAGCTTCAAACAGCTTTCGCAGGTTCTTATCCTGTGTAATATCAAATACACGGCCGGAAGGAAGAAGGCTTTTAATGGCATCTATGAAAGATTTATTCTTCATAAAGCACTCCATCAATGTATAAATCACCCAGTTTGCAAAGCTCACCCTGACCAAGTGTGTAAGAACTGATTGAAGTGCCGCCGGCGTTCATTAAAAGCTCGCCAAAGTCGCCTTTATAAGATGTACAAATATCGTTAGCAATTCCGGCCAGACTGTTGCGCAAAATAGAATCAGTTCGGTTATTATCATCACTTAAACCGCGGATATAAGGTTCACGGTTCAAAAGAAAATCTTCCACTGCTGCCTTAAAATCAGCGCCAAAGTCAGCAGCTGCAACACCTGTTAAATTGTTTACAAATACGTTTATGCTGGTAACTCTAACCGGCATAACATTGATATAAGTTTCATCCCCAGCCGGATCTATAATTGCAGTAATCGGCTTTCTATTCTGAACGCCAGTATCAGGATCATAAGTGCAGGCATTGCCAACAGCCTTTAACAAAGCAGAATCCGGAATTCTGTCAGTATATAAATCGCTATTTCCGGCAACATAAAGCAAAACACCGCCAGGGCTGTTTTCATCGTTATAAGGATATGTTTGCAAAACGCCTGCAATGTCAAAAGCCCAATTTCTGTAATCGGCCAAAGCGCCGCCCTGTGGCTGTGTAGAATAACGTGTCTGAACGCGTTTTCTATAATGCGCTTCTGTTTCATCCTCAGTGCCTGCTTGAGTAGTAGAAGAAACCTTTGCTTCCTGGCTGCAAATCGCAAGCGGATTAACAAACTTCAAAACTGAATCATCAGCCAAACTGCCAGCTGTTCCGGCCGTAGTACAATAAACCGGAACTTCAACAGTCACCGCATCCAGCGCCGTATTTTCAGAAACGCAATAAATAAGTCCGGTCAAATCGCTTTTAAGCTGTGTTCCCTGCTGCAAAACCTTTTCAGCTGCCGGATCCGTAACAATTACAGTGATAGTTCCATTCCAAGAATCACCCTTTGCAGGCTGTGAAACGCCAAACAAATCACCCAGCTTAATAAGTGGGTTTACCTTATGGCCCTGGATAATTACGTCTTTATATGAAGCCGTATCAGGGAAAAGCTGCAAATAGAACCATCCGCAAAGTTTGAACGGAATAATATAGACCCCGGCCAAAACCTTACACAAAACCTTTACAAAACTTTTAGGCAAAATCTGTAATTCAGAATTAAACTTTTCCTGAAAACTTGTTACTAAAAGATTGTAAACATCATCAATATTTTTATTAGCGTAAGCCATTCTGCACGCCCTCCCATTCAAAGTAATAAGCTGATTCAAAAATCTTTGAACCGTCTTTTGTAAACTCCACGCTTACCCGCACGCGTTTAATATTTTCTGCAGCAAGCGAAACGTCCACGGAATCCGCAATTCCTTCATCCACAAACCATTTCAAATCACTTTCCGCCGCCGTCTGAGCTTTCTTTAAGTTCGCGCCAGTCAGCGGTAAACCGCAGGTTATCGCCTGAAATTGTGAAACAATCTTTTCGCTTCCATCGGTCCCAGGAATCAAATTGCCCCACCAGGTTTCTTTATTTCTTCCGGCAACATCGTCTTTATTGCCGCCAAAAAGAGAAATATAAACAGCCGTTGAAAAAGTGTTACAATCCTGAATAAGACCGTCTTCAACGTCAATTTCTCCGCCGTCGTTAGTAGAATGAATTAAAACATCGCCCTGAAAATTTACCTTGCTCACGATATTGTCCCCGGCCCTGTAGTGGCACCTGTTTGCGCTGATTGTGTTCCAGTTGTACTAACCGGAATCCCACTGTTTACCTGTGCGTTTGTGGTTATATGCTCCACAATCGCTTTTCCAACCTTTTCCCAAAATTCTTTACACATTGCTTTACCTTCAGCAGATGCGCCCGCATCCATAATAGCTTCAGCAATAGCGTCACCCATTACAGTTCCATCAAGCATATTAAGCCCCCGTTACCATTTCGCCGGAATGCGGCGCGCCTGTTACCGGACAAGTCGGCAAGGCGCAAAAACAACCAGTTCCGCTAGGCGTGGCAGTTCCCTTACATTTCACCATTCCGCCCGTCAAAGTCGTTTCAGTACTTTTTATTTCCATCTTTCCACTGGAAGCATCAAGCGACATATCAGCGCCGCTTTTTATTGTTATTCCCTTGTCGTTTTCAACCTTTATTTCTTCCGGCGTTTTAAGCTCCACTTTGCCGTCTTCCAGCATCTTCAAAACTGCCTGAACTTCACCGTCCGCATTGCGTGAAAACAAAATCTTTTCGCCAGGTTTTGCACCTTGCGAAACTGTCAAAACGCCTGCAGCAACAAACTTTCCTGTTCCGTCAACCTGAACAAGAACAATCCTGTCGTCCTTTACTGGCGGCGAATCATCGCCAGAAGGCCCATAAGTAAAAGCACTTTGATTGTAGCCCAGGCGGGTTTCAATACACTGTTCTATGTACTGATCTATTTCAGCCTTTAAGTTTTTTCCTATTCTTCCCATGGGAACCTCTCCGGCAGCTTGCCGTCACGCGCACCAGGCAAAACAAGTGAAAACTTTGTCTTTTCACCGTCACTGTCACTTCTAGTCATAGTCACTTCATCAACCTGAAATTTAGTTTCCCGGTAAATTTCCGCATCCGGCGCATAAACAGAAACGCACATATTTTTTCTGTAAAGTTTGCCGGTTCTGTCCCTATGCCCACTAACCACCAGCTCATATTTCACGCTGTTTGCAAACATTCTTCCGGCTGTCGCCTTAGTTGCATTTTCCAGTGAACCTGAATCCGCATCATCAATGGTTTTTGCAAATACACGCAAAACACCTGCTTTCTGCAGAAGTTTATTTTCGTAACAATATTTTTCAGCGTCTTTGTCACCTTCAACTTTTGAAAAACCAATCACATGGGAATACATATTCTGACCATCAAAAGTCGGCGTGCAGCTCACAAAAGGCGCTTCGCCTTCCTTAAAAGTTGCGCTAACAGCTTCTTCTTCCGGCTTCCAAAGCATCAAAGAACCGTCCTGGCTGTTACTCAAAAATACACCGCGCTGTTCCGCCAGCTTCTTCAAAAAGTCCAGAACCTTATCTTCCGGCTGAATTTCAACTTTTTCAAAACTGTTCCCGCAGTCGCACTTTGTCAAAATTGTGACGCCAAACGGCCCGGCAACATTGTTAGCAATAGCCTGTAAAGTCAAACCGTTATATTCCGGCGGATATAAAGAATCGGGCAAGCAAGAATCTGCAAGAATCCCGCATCGCGGATAACCCTGAACTGTAATTGTATTTCCGTTGTCGCTTACAGATGGAACCGCTGGCAATAAAATGCCCTGGAATATCATTTCAGAATCATAAAAAACCGTGCATTGTTTATAAGTAAATGGCCGGAAAATCTCGCGACATTTTTTATTAGAAGAATCCCAAAGAGAAGAAAAAGAAAAGGCATCAAAAGTATCAACCGCGCTGGTAACTGTATAGCCTGTAAATCCGGTAAACTTCACGCCGTCAACAAACAAAGCCAGATCCTTTTTAGCGTCAGGATCTAAAACAATAGTTTGTTTTGCCTGAATCGGCGCGCTGGCTTTAGGTGGCTGCACATCTTCAGGAATAAGCAAAACATCCCCGGCAAAAATCAACGGCGAACCATCCGGCGCAGTCTTTCTTCCGGCCAGCTGTGGATTAGCTTTTACAATGTCATTCCACTTAGTAAAACGGCCGTAATACTGAATGCTTATTTTGCCCAGTGTGTCGCCGCTTTTTACTGTATGAGTTTTAGACATAATATTTCACCTCCCGCCCCATCGGAAGGCAAACAATTTCATCAGCTGTCAAAGCATTGTCATTTATAAATTCATCCATGCGGTTAAAGCCATCTTCGCCATAAAGCTGACAAAGTAATTCAACCACCTGCCTGTCACGGTCCAGTTTAATAATTTTTACAGAAGGCAAACTGAATGAATTTTCAATCAAAAGTTTTTCTGACAAAACAACAACATTCAAAAGATTTTCGTATGTGTCAGAACAATCTACAAATGAATCAGTAGCAACAATCTTATCGCAATATTGTTTATAAGCAACAAAAGCGCTTTCAATTTGCGCAACAGCTTCCATAACTTCAGCCCGGCTTTTCATTGCGCCGTTAGCAACCTGACCGCCGCCGGAACTTCCATCATTACCACCAACAGTCGGAACACTTGCGCCTTTTTGTTCTTCTGCAGTCAATGAAACGCCGGAACTTAAAGCCGCAACCATACCGGCCCAAGCAACGTTTGTAACCGCAAACTGATTTTTAATCGCATTTATACCAACCGGATCTTTTTTAGCATTATTCACAATGCTGGTAATAGTTGTCATGTAGCCGGTAACTTTCTGCATTGCGCTAACCGCAACCTTAGAAGGAAAACGCGCCAGCTGCAAAACAGCCCGCGCAAAGCTCGCAGAATTGTTTACAAGAGTATCAGCGCCCTTTGTAAGCTGATTTATAGCAGCCTTTGTATCGTTCATTTTCTGGCGGATGCCGTCAGCTGCATCTCCGATGGAATCCACAAAAGAAGAAAAGTCTTTGTAAATAGATTTTTTTTGAGTATCAGCAATAGAATTAAGCTGCAGCTTATCGGTTATGCTTTTGCCTTCAATCAGTCCTGAAAATTCATCGGCGGCCGCATCGTCAAAACTTCCCAGGGCTGCATTTATCTGGTCAGCGCCAAGAATACTGCTGTCAGGAAAATTCTTTAAGACAATAGTTTCTGCAAAAGTAATTTCGATAGTAGATTCATTTAATTTTGAAACTAAATCATCACTTCTTTTAATCGTACCAGTGGGAACAACATCAACACGCCCATAAATCGGATGTTCAAGAATCCCGTTTCCGCGTTCTTTCAAAAGTTCTTCAAAAGCATCAGCTTCCTTCAAACAATCTTCACCGGTAAAAATACAAACGCACGGGAACCGGCGGCCGCCAACGCCTAAAGATTGAATCTCCTGACCGTCCATTTCTGGGAATGTATATGCCGCAGTTTTCAGGTCAGTTTCCCTGGAAACCGATTCAAAAATAAAAGTCTGTCTTTTACCAGAAGGCGAATTATAAGCCGCTTCTGTTATTTCTTCATTCCACGCCATAGCATTATTTTCAGTCAAAACCGTAAATAACGCTATAACGCAAACTTAGAACGAACCCGACCTTGTTCTTTGAATCGTAACTTCCGGCGCCGGCTGGTAATTATTAGCCTGCAATCCAGGCGCAAGTCCGATTGTAACAGAACTGTTATTGTTATTTGTAACCGTCTTAGAATATTCCGCAACGCCTGCAGGTGTCTGTGTCGGTGTAGAATTAGCAATTTCTGCAGAATCCCCGCGAATCATTGATTCAAGCGCATCCAGCCCGTCAAGGCCTTTATCAGCCAGTTTTCCCACGCCTGGAATGTTTGACACCAGTTCAAGCACCTTGCGAACCGGCGCAATAATAAAGTTGAATATAGAAGCGCCTATATTTCTTATAGCCTGAATTATGCCGCCGCCCGTAAAGAAAGAAGTAATGGCCGCCCATTTCTCACTGATCCAGTCCAAAGCACCGCCAACAGCTGTTTTAAGAGTTTCCCAAATGCCGGTAAATACACCGCCTATCCACTCGCCAAACGCCTTAAACGCGCCCACAATGCCTTCCCAGATTCCAACCGCAACCCCGGCAACCCAGCCAAAGAATTCTTTAATTTTTGCGCTGACCGTATCCCAGTTCATAACAAGCGCAACAATGGCAGCAATCAAAGCCACAATGGCCGTAATAATAAGGCCAATCGGGTTTGCCGCAATCGCCGCATTAAATCCAACCTGTGCGCCCGTTGCCGCTGTAGTAGCCGCCGTTTCTGCAGTAGTTGCCGCTGTAGCAGTTCCCTTAACCGTTGCCATAACAAGCTCAGCGCCTTTTACAATTCCGACAATAGTTTTATAAGCGGTCATTACCAGGACCGTTCCATCCATAACAAGCCGGTAAGCCATTACCGCAGCAGTTACCGCAATAATCGGCCCTCTTAAAGCCCATATAACTTGAATCACGCTGCCAATAATGCTTCCAATGGTTCTTATAGTTTCCGCAACCTGAGTTAAAGCCCCGCTGTTTGCAAAATTATGAATTGCCGTTGTTAAAGACTGAATAAGGTTTTGACCGTCAACCTGGAACGCTTCAACAAACTTAAAGCCCAGTTCCGTCAATTCCGACATTAAAACCTTTAATTGGTTTCCAATGCTGGAACGCATAGCCGCCGCTTTACTTGCCGCGCTTCCGGTAGCATTACTGGCCGCTTCTTCATAATTGCGCATTGCATCCGCACCGGTATCTATAAGCGCGTTTATTGCACGAAGGTTTTGTTTTCCAAATATGTCATAAAGATAAGCATTCTTTTTAGCATCACCCATGCCATCCAAAGCACCGGCAAATTGTCCCACAATATCCGTAAGGGAAAGAAGATTTCCGTTTGAATCCGTTGTCTGAATGCCTAGTTCATTCAAAGCCTTTTCAGCCTTAGCCGTAGGCGCAGAAAGATTAGTCATAATGTTTCGCAAGTGAACGCCGGCTTCCGCACCCACAATAGTATTGTTTGCCAGGGCTGTTAAACTTGCGCTGAACACATTCAAATTATTATTTGCAGTCTTAAAGAAATCTCCGCCCTGTGAAATGGCTTCAGAAACATCCATCAGGCTCATGTTTGCACTGTCGGCCGTATAAGCCATAACATCGCTTAAATGCTTCATGTTCTCAGCCAGAATCAGCGGATCTTTACTCATCATTCCCATTTTATTAAGACCGCCAACAGCCATTCCAACAGCTTCATCCAGCTGCACACAAGCCGCTGTTGCCAAATCAGCAACACCAGGTAAGAGCGCGATAGAATTCTGACTGTCAACACCAGCCCGCGCCAATGTAGCCATTGCGTTAGCCGTCTGCAAAGCATCAAATTCAGTAGATGCCGCAACCTCACGCGCCGCCTTTCCAATCACCTGCAGCCTGTCAGTAAAATCCGCAGCGTTAGAATCAATATCACTGAACGCAGCGCCGGCCCCGTGCATGGCTTCGTCAAAATCAATAAATTGCTTAGTAGCAACACCAACACCGGCAACCAACGCACCTGTAGCAAGCCCGGCAGCCATCTTTCCGGCGTTTGCAATGCTTCTTCCAAAATTATTAACACGCTCCTGGGCAGCCGCAAAACTTTTATTCAACGCCATTCCGGCACCGTCACCCAGCGCGCCCATGCTTCTTAATTTCTTTGTTACATTGTCAATCAGCGTAAATTCAGTCGCTATTTTATATCTGTTTGCCATGCTTTAATTTTCACCCCAAAAGAAGAAAAACGCTATAACTAAAAAGGCCGCTTCCATTAACAACAGAAACGGCCCCTAGCAAGTATGTTTACTTTTTTACTTTTTTATTTTTCTTATTTTCATTTTGCATTTTCACAAGTTCAGGAATAAGCGGATCATACCAGAAGTGAACATCCGCCAAAGTCAATTCTTTAGGCATTACCGGCAGATGATAAGTAGTGTAAATCTCACGAATCATTACCGGAATACCTGCCGCCGCCTGAACCCTTTTCCTGCTACCGTTATAAGCGATTTCCACGCTTAGTTTGTAATAAAAAAAGTGGCAACCGCCATAAACAGCTTAAAGTCAGCGTTTGCAATTTTGCTGAAGTAAGCAATATCTTTTCCGGTCATTGCCGACATATAAGCAACCATTTTATGCACGTTCTGGTTAGCCTTAAAGTTATCCATTCCCAAATAAGCCTGAGCAGAAGGCGCCTTAAATACAAGTTTTGTTCCGGCATATCCTTCCGGATTTTTCGCGCCTAAAGTAATTTCCAGATCGTCATTGTCATTAACAACAGTCTGACCCTTTGCAATGGATTTTACGATAGTTCTTTTCTGGCTGTCAAAAGTTGATTTTTCTTCATCATTCATTGAAGTTGTATCAACATCAATTCCGTTTTCTTCAGCCCAGCGGTTAAACTCAGTTACCGCTAAATCGTCACTCATAGCAACATTCTTTTCATCAGCCATAATAATCTCCTAAAAAGTAGAAGCATCTGCAGCATGGGTGGGAGGGAATGCCGCAGATGCCTTTTATTTAATTAAAGTTTTTCGCAGGTTCCGTTCAAAGTTACTTCAGCTGTCATTTCCTTTGAATCAAGGGCAATCGCATCAGTAAGCTGCATAGAACCGTTAATAACAGTTCCGTCAACCAAACTTGCAGAAACTTCCAGGAACTCGCATGAATCCTGCATTTCCTTCAGGAACTCCATATCATCACGCGCTGGATCAATAACAAGGTTCAAGCCTTCAATAGCACCGGTATGAACGCTTTTAACAATGCGCTGTGTACCGTCACCGTTAGGCTTCACTTCGTTGTCATATCCTGAATAAGTAATTTCGCAGGTATCTTCACCATCAGTAGTGAAGCGTCTTCCAGCAATTACAATACTTTCTATTGGTCCGCCAGCCATTTCTTCCTCCTTATCCTAAATAGAATCCAAAGAGTACATCAACAGATGCAACTTCCACGTTGCCGGAAAGTTTAACCGGGAAGGAAACGTTCAGGCGTTTTGGATTCTCGCTGTCAATTTCAACAACAGTGTTCTTCTTTGTGAAGTCCTGATCGCTGATAAGTGCCTTCAATGCCAGGCTGTTTGCAAGGTTTGCAAACCATCCCTTTACAGTCTTAGGCTGAATTGCAGAAGGGTTAGTTGTTACTGTTGTATCAGAAACAAGCGGCGCACCCACAACAGAATCAGCTTCCATAATCAAACGAACATTGTAAACAACATTCATAAGTTTGATTAAATCTACAACATAGCGTTTTGAAGGATATTTGCCTTCAGAAGCCGGATGATACATTGTGATAATGTCGTTCAGCTGGGCAACACTACCATTCTTAATGTTAGTAGAAGAACCCTTGTTTACCGACATATTTCTTACAGTGTAATCTTCCTGGGCTGAATCAGCGCCGGCTTTAAGACCTGTCAAAAGGCCTTTATAGTTCTGTGCTGGGTTTGAATCAGCTGTTGTAAGAATATCGTTTACCATTGCCTTTGCAGCAATTACCCACGGCAATTCTTTAGAGCCAACAGAAACAACAAGGAAGTTGATATAGTCTGTTGTACGCAAATCAGTAATTGCAGTACGTGTAGAATAACCGTCAACACATCCTGTAGCACAAAGAATAGGCTTCTTTACAAGAGTACCCCAGCGGCCGTTTCCAAACTCAAAGATTTCATTCAAAAGTCCAGAATCGTTGTAATCAAATGTGTTAAGAATCATTGTTTCCCAAACAGTATTGATTAAAGCCAAAGCACCAGAAACAGAAGGGACACCGGCACCATCAGCCATTGCAGAAAGTGTCAAAGTAATGCCTTCAGCGTCATATTCAGCGCCCAGAAGAATTCTGTTACCGTTAGCACCCTTCCATTTTGCAGTCAAAACAACTTTTGCTGTATCTTCTGAATCAACAGCGGCAGTAACCGGCATATCCAGAACGGCGTTAATTGCGCCCACAAGAGCAGTTGCAAGTTCAACCGCAGTTTCACCCTTAGTAACTGCAAAATCGGCTTCAATGCCGCCGATTGTCACTGTACCGCTTCCGGCCTTTGTAGCAGGTCCTGTAATTGCAATAGAACCTTCTGCCGCAACGTCAGAATTTCCAGCCTTAACCGGGTAAATTGTTACCGGGAAAGTTGCGCTGTTTCCAGAAACCGGAAAGAGCTGTTTCACGGCCAGATGCAATGGTGAACCGTAACCGTATCTTTCGGCAACGTCAGCCGCACTGGCCTCCACTTCGTATTTTTCCGTAGAGTAGTCAACACCGGTATTACCAACACCGATAATTGCTAAACGCTGCGGAAGCATTGCAGCCGCACCAACATTGAAGTTTTTATAAGAAACTTCAACACCTGTGACACGGCTTATAGCACTAGCTGTTACACCCATTGCTATCTCCTTAAAACAAAAAGTTTTCTAATTTATCCAACAAAAACGTGACCGTCTTTGTCGCTTATGGTTAGCGTTCCGCCTAACTCGTACAAAACACCACCAGTAATTGCCACATCTTCAATATAGGTAACTTCCAAAGTTATCCTAATCATTTTCACGCGAATTGCGCTCGTAGAGTTTGCAGGCTCACCAGCCTGGAAGCTCGTCATATCTCGTCCTGTAACAACACCCTGTAAACTCAAATAAGTATAAGGTTCAGCCCCTATAATGTTTCTAACCAGGCGCGCTGTTTTCCAGGCTTTAAGTGATGCCTTAGTTCCGGCATCCTCGCTGCTGGAAGTGTTTCCGGTAGCGTAAACATCAAGCATAATCTTTGTAGTCATATTATGCTTGTTTACTGTAGTAGAACCCTTGTCTGAATCCGTTGCATCAATCGAAACGTTTACAAGCGGAAAAGGGTTACTGTCTGCATTTACCTGTTGAATCGGATCATCATTTTCCACATAAACGCCCACGTCATAATCACGCGCGTTTACGTCCCCGGCTTCAACAGCAAGTTCGTGCTGGTGTTCCAGCTCAATCGCCAAAATCGCCGCAACAGTATCACGGATAGTTTCAATGTTATCAGGTGTGCTTAAAAGCTCGTTTATCTCTGCCATATCAACTACCGCTTAAATTCAAAACCAGATAAATCTTAGTGATTCCCAGCGTTCTGTCAGGTTCGCTGTAAAGCACTTTAAGATCCCATTTTTTGCCCGTCAAATCAGTGTAACTAAATGACCACCCGCGTTCAGGTTCCCTGGCTTTCCCGTCAATCGTCACTCTGTCTGAACGGAAACTTGCCCAGACTGTCCTCCCGGCAACAGCGTTTCCATCCGTATCAACAAGGAATCCAATGTCACCGACAATGCCGGTGATAGACCAGGAATGTCCGTTATTGTCACTTAATGTAAATGCTGCTGTTCCGCCATCGGCTGATTCCAGAGTAATAGCGGTATCAGCCAGTGCAAGTTCCCTTAATCCCATTATTCAGCCTTAGCACCGGAAGTATTTTCTTCAGTGCCTTCAGTTTTTGCCGCTTTCTTAGATTTCTTGTCAGTTGTTAAGTTTTCCTTAACATCTTCCTTTTCTGTCTTTTCAGCAGCTTTTTCAGATGCTTCCAAAATGCTTCCGCTTTTCAAAAGCTCAGTAATTGTTTTGTTGTCACCAAAACAATCTTCAGTAATTACTTCTCCCGGACCGTACACGCGGCTTTTTGCCACAAGGCTTTTTCCGGGAGCAATCTTATAAGTTTTCATATAAGCGCCCCCAAAAAGGATTAGTGTACTGCTGTCAAACAACCAAAGCGATCAATAGAAACCGGAATGGCAAGTGCGCGCATCTTTGATTCAGCTGTATAAGTGTCCTGTGTAGCGTCTTCAAATACGCGGTTATGGCAGCGGATAAATCCGTCGTATGTTACTTCTGAAGGAATTACAGAAGCAAAAGGTTCTTTCATTCCAAGTGTAGGAACGCCGGCGAAAACAATACGGAAGTCCAGATCTTCAATAGCTGTAGTAATAACAACCTTGTTTGTATCAAGGAACTTGTAAACTGTTGAACCGTCAACACGCTTGTAAGAATCGTTGTAAACCCAGCATTCAAGGCGGTATGAAGAAACGTCAATGTAACCCATATAGCGGCCGCCCTTGTTAAGAAGGCCTGGGTTCAATGCACCAAGGTTCATTCCGTCACGCTTTACCATATCTTTAACAGCAGCGTTAGAAATGAAATGCTGCCAAGCTGTAGCACCAAAAATAGCAATCTGTGGTGTAGCTTTACCATCGTCATTGATAACATCACAAAGACCCTGAAGGTCACCGATAGGATCAGCAGAGTTTCCATCCCAGCTGTTTGTGTTTGTTACAATGTGTGTTCCCTTTGCGTTAAAGTTCAAAGTGTAAACGTCAGCGCCGTTTGCGTCTTTAAGTGTTACAACGCCAGTCTGCAAAATCTGAGCGCACTGAAGTTCAATGTTCTCTTTGAACATACGATGGAACTTACTGAGCGACTTTGTAAGTTTGTTTACAAGTCTACCAAACCACTGGCCGCGTACTTCTGCAGTATCGCTTTCGCCAGGCTGGCGCTGCAAAAGGTCCATAAGTGGAACCGGTGTTGAAAGTGCAGCATAAGGTGGCTTAAAGCGTTTTTCTGTGAAAACGTCTTCATCAATAACAACGCTTCCAGTGCGTGCATCTTTGAGAGTAGGCGCAACATAATCGCCTGAACGCTCAATGTCAATTTCAACATATTCACCGTCAGTATAATCTTCAGGTGTAGTTTTAAAGAAAGTTGTAAAGAATCCGCGCTTATTCATGCGCGCATCTTCAGTGAACTTTTTAAGAACGGCTTTCAAAAAATCCATTTTCTTCTCCTGTTTTACTGATTGTCAAAAGTGCCAATCTGTTTTGCATCAATGTTGTAAATTCCCTGAACACGCAGGTATTCACCCTGAACATCTGTAAGACCTGTTCCTCCGATAGAAGAAAGGTTCTTGTTTACGTCACCGGCAATACAAATGCGCTGACCAGCAAAAGAAGCTGGGTTTGACGAATCTGTATTGACAATGTCGTCGCGTGTAGCAAGAATTCCCATAGGAAGTCCATCGTCGATTGTAGAAGCTGTTGCAACTTCCCAAACATTGTTTGTAAGGTCATGCGTAAGAACATAACCGTCTTTTGCAGTTCCAGAAGCTGCAAGTTTTACAGTGCCGCTTACAAACTTATTGTTACCGATAAAAAGGTTATCGGGATTGTGATTTTTCACTTCAATGTTTCCAGCCATCTGTCCCATTTTAAGCTCCTATTTCCTTTTCAAAAGCAGCCATGATTTCTTTTTCATCAACCTGGCCGTCGTCCTTTGGTGTAACTGCCGCAGGAATAGTTGTTTCGTCTTTAGCCTGTGCATCAAGATTAGCTTTTGCAACTCTCTTTTCAAAGAAAGTAGTCTGAACCTTATCTTCTGCAACGGCTGACCCATCACGAATGAAAGAAGCGGCAACCTCCGGGCAGCCAGCAACTTCACCCATCTTCAGCAAAGCGTCAGCGCGTGATCTTTCTTCCTGAACACCACTGGCTTTTGCTTCAGCAACAACCTGAGCGTATGCTTCAGGGTTTGCCTTTTTAAATTCTTCAGCTGTCATAACTTCCAGCCCTCCATTTTCTGCTTTCGCAGAATTATTATTTACGGGCTTTTTGCCGCCCGGAATTTCCATAGTCGCGCAAGCCGCAACCTTGTTCATAAACTCTTTTGCGCTAATAGCCTTCATCTGCTCGCGTGTAGAAGTAACCTTTGCCTGGGCAAGTGTCAGAATGTTTTCTTCACTTTCTTCCGCATTGTCAGAAGCAGAAATAACTTCATCCGCAAAACCTTCATCAACAATTTCCTGACCATAAAGCCAGGTTTCCTTGCTCATTTCATTCAGCAGGGCTTTTGTGTCGCGTCCGGTTCTTTTTGCGTAAGCAGAAGCAATAACGTTATCAATCTTTTTAAGAGCTTCACCAGCTTCCGCAAGATCTTCTTCGTTACCCATTACAATCTGCCATGCCTTATGAATCATATAAACAGAATTATCTTCAACAATAATCTTGTTATTGCTGTTAACGTTATGAGCTGCAAGCGCAATCACGCTGGCAGAACTTGCCGCCATGCCCACAATGTATGTAGTAATTTTATTTTTATGATTTCTGCAGAAGTCACGGATAGTGTTATAAATCGCAATACAATCCCAAACGCTTCCACCAGGACTGTCAATAGTGATTCTGATTTCATCATCACCGGCGGCATTAAGTTCATCGCGCACAAAGTCAGCCGTGATGCCTTCCTCCCACCAGTCAGAACCAATCTGTTTGTTAATCAAAACCTCTTTCATATAGTACCCATTTTCAAGCCAGACAATTAAAAACGCTATAACATAACGCCTTAGCAGTCTTTTAATTTTCCTTAGCCTTTTTTAATTCTCTTTTTCTTTCCTTGTGTTCTTCATAATTTACCCACGCAGCCCCAAAAGCAAAAAAAGCACCAAAAAGAAAAATGACAATGCCAATAATTACTTCAATCATTTTTTTCTAAAAAATCCCAGAATATTGTCAAAACCTCTGGTTCCGTATTTTGCGCCATCCTGCTTAAAGCCGTCCTGCTCAAATACCAGAATGTTTTCATAATCAATCGCGCCTAAAAAAATAGCCACGTGACCATATTTGTTTGTTTTCGTAGCATTAAAAACAACAACATCCCCGGCGGCCGGTAAACCTGTCACCTTTGAAAGATATTCCTTTTCGCCAGGCATCTTGTCATAGTTCAGCCACAAGTCTTTTGCACCTTCCACGCCGCCAGTATGCGGAATCTGCCAAACGTCCTGGCAATACTGCCGGAACAAATCAACGCATTGCGCCCCATAAGCCTTGTCAAAGTCCACTTTCTTTCCGGTGTACTTATTCAAAAACTCCGCTAAATTCATTTAATGCCCTCCGCTTATTTTTCAGGATTATCCTTTTCAAAGATTTCTTTCTGCAGTAGATAAACCCTTTCAGCTTCATCCACCCGCAGCTTGTATTCATAGATTCTTTCGTAAAATTCCAGCGGCATAGAAACCGTGTCGGTAACATCGTCATAAACAACAATTCCTGACGGATCCGGAAATACCGGCCAATCAACAGCAGGAACTACAGTTCTAGTTTTTATTTCCGTTGTTACGCAACCCGTCGTTAATAGCATCAAACTTATCACGGCCAGTTTTGCTGTTAGTTTCCTTAATCTTTTCATCCGTCTTTTTCCTTTCGTCGCTTTTAATCCATTCTGCAGCCTTTGTCTTTCCAAGCTCAGCCGCATATTCTTCATTGCGCTTTTGCGCTTCCTGGTAACTCTCTTTGTAACTTTTCGCCTTATTACGAAATATCACGAAAAGCAAAATAAAAATCACCAAAAGAAGAAAAAGCACGCCGCACAAAATTAACATCGCTTTCATTGCAAAACCTCGCCGCTGGAACTGTCTTCAACCTTGCCTGTAAACTTTGCAATAAATGCGGCCGCAATCTTATCCAGCCAGATGGAAATAAAGCCCGGCGTCCACACTGCTACAAGTCCAATGGCAATTTTTATAACATCGCCAATGTCAACTTCCTTCAGGATGCCGGCCCATTTCAAAACCGGAATAGCAATCATTTCTACCGTTGCCAGGATAATTCCCAGCTTAGAAAGATTTTTAATTCCGGTTTTAGATTTCTTTTCGTCCTTTCCAGCTTCATCACTGGTAACATCTTTGATTTCTTCAGCCATTTCTTCTACCTCATTTATTTAGCACTGTTGTAATTGCGGTTATTACGCCCGTTGTCACGGCCGTTACTACAACCGTAAGAATTACAAGTCCTATTTTCTTCCAGGCCCCCAACGCAACTTGACCGCTTTTTTTTTCCAGCGAATCAATTCTTGTTAAAGCCCCGTCAAGTTTATTGCTGATTTTTTTCAGTTCCTCTTTGTCCTGCTGGTTTTTAATATTATCTTCAATGAGCTTGTTTATTTGTTTCTGCTGCTGTTCAGTCACAACTACAATGTTGTTAACTTTCTCCTCAACCCTTGCCATTACCTTGCTGTTTTCCTGTATGTCCGCATACATTTTCAAAAAGAGTTCTTTATCCATGTTTTCCATAGCATCCTCCTTTTATTTCTGTAATGGCAAATATTGCCACCATTCCACGTGCATTTTCTTGTGGTCTTCCGTGTACCATGTTTCACCCTCCACAAAAAACGCAGCTTTCTGAACCCCGCCATAACTCTGGCACCAGACCAGAACGCCCATCGGCGGTTTTATATCTTCGGCGGCGTTCCAGCGTTCACGCAGCGCAATCATATACGCCTGCATTACCGCCGTTTGCGCCGCCAGCGCGCGTTTTTTCCAGTCGCTCACTAAACCGTTCTTTTCTTTCAGATCCGCTTTAAGTTCCGCAACCAGTTTTTCCAAAGCGTCAATTTCACGCTTCAGCTCAGCTTCATGTTTCAGCCAGCTAAATGGCTCCGTTGTTTCCATCGTCGCCATCCTCGCCGCCATCATCCTTATTGCCGGAAGAATAAGCAGGCTTTCCGTTGTTATCTTCGTCAACGTGCGGCGTGAATCCCATGCGCTCCATAAGCTCGCGTTCGCGTTTTTGCGTCTGCATAACCTGGGCAAAGCTCAAACCGCAGGTTCTTCTTGCTTCAATGTCAAATGTTGAAAGTCCATTATCAAGCGCCGTTTGACTAGCAGAAACTTCCTTCTGCCTGTCAACAGCCGGACGATTCAAGCCAATCCATGCGCAGCTAAGCCATGCAGAAATCATCCGCCATTTTGAAACATCATTGTAAGCGCCAATGAATCCAGGAAGATTTAATTGCCCGGTCAAAACCGCCTGAGTTACAAACTGTTCATAAATCTGCTGGCAGAAATCATCAGCATTTTTCTTTACCTGGCGTGAAAGATAAACTTCAAATTCATTATTTGCCTGGCGTGATGCAGAATAGTTGCTGCCAAATTTCAGCATTAAAATCTCCGGCGGAATGCCGTGAGTCCAAGCCAAAGCGCTTAAAACAGCCTGTTCAAAAGTGGAGTAGTTAACGTTAGGTCTGTTAGTCTGGAATGATTGAATATGATCACCCGGCAAAAGATTATCGTAAATCGTGCCAGGTTCAGTGATTTTAATTTCCTGTCGCGGTCCTTCTTCCATGTAGCCTTTAGGCTCAATATTGTTCGGCCGTAAGCGGGAAGCAAGCCCGTCAGTAGGACGTGTGAAAGTCGTATTATTGCCGCCACGCTCAATGAAGTAGGCAAGCATGGCATTAACAACCGCAGCGCGTGTTTCAGCATCACGGTAGCGGTCAAGGTCTTTAAGCATATAAAGAGTATCAGCCAGGAATGGTTCCCCGCGTGTATCATCCAGAAGCGTTTCTGAACCGTAAACCATCCAGCTGATTAAACGGCCGGAATGTTTACCGCGCACCGGAACACGCTCATAAGTAACCGTTCCGTTTACCTCGCTTCTAACATGGAACGCAATCTTTTTTCCGTTCTTGTCAAACTCAACACCATGCTTAATATATCCGCCCGGTGGGCATGAGTAATTATCCGGCGTTCTGATATTGTCGCCGTTCACCCATTGCCAGCGCGGGAGCTGTGTGTCTTTGTCAATTCTTGAAATAATAATACCGTCGCCGCAAACCAAAGATTCAAAGCGAACTTGTGCCTGGAACTCACCAAAATTGCGATGCTTTCCCCAGTCAAAAACAGTCGGTGTATTTGCGTATAAATTGAACTGTGTAGAAATTTCTTCACCAAAACGAACGCCTTTTTCTTCCCGTGCAGTCGGATCTTCTTTAGGCCAGATAATTGAACTTTCTGGAACCGGACTTGCCACAAGTCCAGTGTGAATTTCATTCCAGATTAAACGGCGGATAATACCTTTTGCGTAAATGTTTTCCCGGAATAAACGTAAACTTCTTTTTCTCAGTGTCCAGTAGTCAACAAAAGTAAAATCGTCAATCGGGCCAAAGCTGCCCGCAAACTTTGAACCGTTCCAGGAATCACCGGCCAAAGCACGCAGATAAACGCCGTAATTATTCAGCGTTTTTTCCGGCATTGCCATTATCTGAGATTCCTTCTTTTTTCCAAAATTAAACAAACCCATATCAATACCCCGGCTGAATTATTCGCGGCGCATTGTTATAAAGCTGCATTTCCAAAGCCGCAATTTCTTTCTGCAGATTAAATTCCAGTGATTTCAAAGAAGACAAGTCGGCGCGTGTAACAGTCTGTTTATCCTGTCCTGTGTCGATAGTGTAAGAAACAATATTGTTTGCGCCGGAAGCAGAAGACAAATACAAAATTCCTTCCTGCACCTTCTGCAGCAGAACCTTTTTGTTTCTCAGCTGCACTTCCCAATATTGCTTTCCTGTTAAATTTCCGATTCCGTCTGGATCGTCTAAAAGTATGCCCATAGTTTTCATTTTCAATTCAAACTATAAATAACGCTATAACATCAACTTTTATTTTCCTTTACCTGCCGTGCTGAGCTTGCACCCGTCATGCTGAACTTGTTTCAGCATCCCCGTGAGTACTCATATCAATCCACAAGAGTGGAAAACTTGTGGAAAATTCCCCACATATAGCGTGAATTTCTTTCCACCTTGACAAAAACGCTAAATGTGTTATATTTTTAAGTATCTGAAGATGCTTCCTTCGGGTGAATCACAAGTCCGTGTTCCATGCACGGACATTTTTTTTGTTATTGCGTTTTTATAAGACCCGCCCAAAAATAAAACCATGAGTTCAATTAAAACATTCAACACATTTTCCAAAGCATACGACGACGCGCACCGCACAATGATTAAAGCCGCCGCCCTGTCATTGAACCAGGCAGCGTTTAAGGCGTCAGAATACGCAAAAGAAAACATTCACAAGAATTTCATTACCCGTAATAATTTTACGGCAAACAGCGTGCGCTATACCAAATGCCAGCAGGCAAACACCGTTGTAAACCTTGCCAGCTACACCGGAATATTAGATCGCGCTGAATACATGGCCCGTCAGGAATCCGGCGGAACAAAAAGAAGTTCTTCTGGCGGAAACCTAATCATTCCGACAGTAACCGCCCGCCGCGGAAATCCAAAAAACCGCGTATCAGCTTCAATGTATTATTCAAAAATTAAATCGCAGATAATCCCAATGGCATCCGGCCACGGCTCAAAGAAAAGCAATTCCGTAGCCCGTGCCTTTGTCGCAAAAAATACCGGCGGTTTTGTTCGCTATAACAACAGCGTTTTTAAGGTAACATCATTCAGGAAATCCGGCGATGCAATCTCATTCAAAAAGAAAATGGTCCTGAATATGAAGCATAAATCCACAATCACCCCGGCAAATCCCTGGCTTAAACCCGCCAGCGAAATGGCCGCAAGGGAAATGCAAGTCTTTTACAACGACGCAATGAACGCGCTTTAAAATAAAAAAGGGCAGTGAAAACTGCCCTTAATAGCATTTTGCCCCTTGTCGTCAGGACTAGGATGCCATTCCTCTTTTTAAGTCCCTGCACGATTTACGCCGACAAATCAACGTGCAGGCAAGTCAGCCGCCTGAATGTCTGACTGGTAAAAAAGCCTGTTTTAATTTTTCGCACTTTCCAGCGCGTCAAGTTCTGCATCAGTTAAACGCAGAACCTTTCCGTTTTCGATAGTAAAGTAATAAAGCAACTTTTGCAAGTTCCCGCGCTCGTTCATAGTTCCAAAACTTGCCGTTCCGTATCTACTTACATCATGAATAACCAAAACCTGGTTAGTGTCTAAGCATCTAACAGCTAAATAACTGATTCCGCTTTTTTCAACACTTTCCAAAGTTTTCAAATAATCATCATCAGAAAAGTGTTCAAAATCAGCAATAGAAACAATTCCGTAGTATTTATCAGAATCCTTAATTTTTGTAAGGCTTGCCAAAGCTGACTGCATTCCGTTCCAGTAAACATAAACTTCCGGCTTGTTATCAGCTGTTTTATTTGCCGCATCTTCAACCGCCGGAACCTCAGCCGCTGGAACTTCCGCAGCCTTTTTCTTCCTGGTGTCGATATTAAAAGCAATAATCAGCACCACCAGCAAAGCCGCCAAAACAAAAAATAAATTCCTGAAGAATTTCCCAACCTTGTTCATATAAACCTCCGTGTAAATCACTGCAAAGATTATATCACAATTTGAAGAAAAATTAAATCATGTCCAGCACAAACCGTGAAACCGACTTTCCAGCGGCCGCCGCCGCCTTTTTCAACTTTTCAATTTCTTCCGGCGTTCCGGCAATCGCCGTAGTAGCATAAATCTTCTGCCTTCCCGTAGCCTTCCGCCCACATCCAGCCCGCGCACCGCCACGCCCGTCTTTTTTTCTTTTCGTCCGCCATATTTCCACCACCTCCAAACGCCAGGGCAACCGCCCTGGCTTAAATTACATTTCCATGCAAGCGTATCTTAAATCCATTGCTTCCAGCTTTTTATTATCATATCCAAAAGTATCGTGAATAACACACATAATCATGTCATTCAAAGCGTTTTCAGGACATTCACAAGGGAATGGTTTCCAATCAACGATGGTAACATCATCAGTGACATCACAGATAAAATCGCCACATTCTATGTAAATACAGTGTTCACATAAGTCTGTGCATGTTGATTTTGACATAATTTACTCCTCCTCAAACTTCGGTATCTCACACCAAGCAATAATCTTGCAGATAGTAGACCATTCTTTTGTATCTGGATAATAACTCTCTAAACCTCTATAAAGAGTTCCGTCAGATTCAAAAATAACAAAATACTCTGCTTCTTCTTCTGGCAAATCTCCATCAGCAACCTTGTGCCACTTCGGTCTGCCTGCATTGAGTCCTTCAAGAAAGGCTTCCCGTTTTATAAACGAGACATCTATATGATTTTCTCCAAAATCAAGGATATTATCTTTTCCTTGATTATTTACATATTCTTCTGCCATTTCTTCATCTTTAGTCATTTCTACACCTCCTGAATATTGATTTCTGTCTTCGGTGGTATTACTCCAAAATTACACGCTAGTAAAATTCTAGCTTGTTCTACCAACTCACGAACCTTTTCATCATGCTTTTCACGCTCTGTCATTTATCTCTCCTTTCAGCCATTTCAATTTCTTCCACGATAGAATCTATCGCCAAATATAACTCTGCGCACAATTCTCTTGCCCTGTCAGATGTTATTGTGTCGACAGACCTCAACGCCAACAAAGCAGATAGCTTCCCCAGTGCATGTCTCGCTTTTCTGCTAATATTCATCCTGTCTTTTTGAATTAATTTAGCCATTTTTCTTCTCCTTCTCAATCAATTTATTTAAATACCATTGTGCTTTTTTAAGTTCTTGAACAATTTCATCTTTCTTTCCAACCCTGCAAAGATATTTAATTGCATTTCCCCTTAAAAACCCTTTATATTGTTCTTCGGGCAACCAAGCCTCAAGAACCTTAATACATTCATAAGTTGTATCACCGCCGTAACGCTCCGGGTGATTTACTTCTTCTTTCATTTTGCGTCTCCTGTTTCCGTTCCTGCCGTTATAAGTTCGTGTAATGGAAGTGTACAAATCCAGTCGCAAAAACTGTGCCATTCTGTCAATTTGTGTCCGCGTCTCCATGCGTAAATATTGCGTAATGTCGCATAATTGCAATCAATCATTCTTGTTTGCAGCCAACTTTCAGGAAGAAGTCTTATAAGTTCCTTCCAGTAGCGTTTGTCTTTTGTTTCATTGTATTTCTTTCTGCAAAATTCCAAATCACTAATTAAGGACTCCCAAGTTGATTTCAATGGAAAAATCATATCTTGAGATTCCAAATCAAAATCCTGAAAATCATCCATTTCAAAACAATCTTTTGTAATTGGTGTTGACGCTAACTTGTGCATAGTAGAAGTTGAATTTGCGACTGTACCGACTTTATAGGTGTCAAACTCTTTCCACCAGTAAAGAGGCGCAGTAATTGCCACTTGTACATGAATCATGCGCATAAACTTACTGTTAGGCTCTCCGGCTCTTCCGCAGCCGTCCGCCCTCAAAAGATTGTTTACTATGCGCAAATCATCGTCGCCAATTTTTATTTGCGATATTGCGCCGGGAATGAATACAGAATCCGACTCGCTTTTAGCGTCCTCAAAACTTTTTGACATCGGCAAGCGCAAGCCGATTATTGCATTTTCAATTCCTGTAACTGTTGTATTTTCAAACTTCATTCTTTATTTCTCCTCTAGTGGAAGTACAATTTCTTTCCACCACACAATATCATCAATGTAGTATTTTTCATCATCGTGTTCAAAAAACAAGTTTACACTTACTTCTCCGTTGCAAGCTTCATCACAATTCCCTATTGCAGTAACTCGGCTTTTATCTTTCATAATGCAGATAAAATATCTAACACTCCAATCTTCTGAAATCAAATCATAAATATCATCGACTTCTTGTTTGTGCCATTCATTAGCCTTGTTATAGCCGTCATTGAATCCGTCAATATAGATTTCTTTTTCAGACTTCATCTCATAACCTACTGGTTTATTCTTAAAAAGTTCTTCTGCCTCAAACATACTTCCTCACTTGTTCGGATTTTCCGAACTACTCATAAACTCGTTTGTCAGTGCTTCCCAAAACTTTATTATGTCTTCTTTTGGCGGCATAAACTTTGTAAACACATCAAAGCATTGTCCGATTTTTTCACCGTCTTTATAGACAACCATTCCACCCTTGAAACATTCAAAATGAAGGTCGTTATGGTCAAACTCTATAAAGTTTAATTTCTGCTTTTCCTCTTCCGTCATTTTTCCTTCTCCTGCTTTTCGTAACTATCGCAGATTCCTAAAGGCTCTACGCAAGATTCTTTTACCCACTCTTCGCGGTTGTTGCATAACAAACTTATTCCCATTCTTACATAAGAGTGTTTACAAGTCGCGCAGCATGGATAAATCCGCGTTACGCGGTATGTTTTACGGTCTGTTATAATTTTAGGCTCGTCGCTCATAATCTACCCTCACAAAAAGGCGTTAAAATCTTTTTTGAAGACATAACGCGCCGCAATTCTTAACCTCTGAAAGAAGTTCGCGCTCCGGGCTTTTGCTTCAATGTAGATTCTCACTTCATCAAAAGCCGACTTGTATTTACTGTTTATCGCTTTTCTTATCTGTCTGTTGTACTTGTCGCTCATAGTCTTCTTTGCGCTCCCTGTCAAAAAGATTTATTATCGCCGCGCCTATTGCCAAAATTGACATAATCACGGCGAATATCACGGTTATTATTATTCCCAGTATTTCGCCTACTCCCATAACCCCACCTCAAAATACTTTTATAACTTGTCGCCAAATCCGGCCGGAACCTCATTTTTCCGCAGTTTGATTTTCAAAACCTTTTCAATTTTTTTCATTTTCCGCCGCCTTTTTAGCCTTCCGCCTTTTCCTAAAATATTCCCGGTTATAAGCTCGTA